TATGCGCTTTAGCTCATGTGGCGGATCCGCCTCACAAGTAATGCTATGCTTAGTATCTCTTTGCAACTTTCAGACCGGAAGTTAGCTCCGTGATTACGATTGCGGATGATAGTAAGTGTACCTTTGCGAGTACGAGCATACCGACCTCGAATTGAGGTCAGTCAAGAAAACTGTCTGTTTTCTAAACCCTATTTGGGTCAAAACTGCCTACTTAAAATTTTAAGTATAAACTTGGCATGTTTTCAAATGCGGCCATTAAGGCTGCATCGTCCCGTCGAAAATATCGACCGAACGTAAGCTGGTCTACGGCGTAGCCTAGCTTTTTAACCGAGTCGATCCAATACGGACGACCCATCGGTTCAAAACGGTCTCTGATTTGAGACCATACGGCTCTATGACGATCTCCGACCTGCTTGGTCTTGAGTCTCAAGAGTCTTACTGGTGGGAGTTCCCCCTTCCACCATTTGAGAAAGTTATGCCTTCTCAACATCTCTTCGGCGAGTTGCCTTAGAGAGATAAAGCCTCGATTTCGTGAAATCCACTCCATCGATGCTACGGCGCCCTTCTTTTCGAAGTAGCCGTTTGGGAGGCCCGACCAGGCCTCCTCCTGCGAATAGGTTTTAATACCGTTCGTCAGTTTTGGGATGTCGATGTCTATCGAATCCCAGTCGAACCCCTTGTTGGTGGTTCGCCAAATGCTATCTAGTTGGGTGATCACCTCTAGAGCATCTCCTTCGCTCGTGTTTGAGTCGAAGAGGCGATAAAGGTACGGAAAGTACCTTGTCGCTAACCTTTCATCGTTGATGTCAGGTTCCTTCCCGATGGCTAGTTCTAGCCCTCCTAGGGATCTCGGGAGCGCAGGCAGCGCTTCCGTCATACCGTGCGATTCGCGGTAGTTGCGGCACCAGAGCAATATTTTTGCCCTTGTGCCTCTCCATGCCAGTTCTGGCGGCAGATAACTAATCTGCTTTTGGAGCAACTTTGCGTGTCCTAAATAAGGACTAGCACCATCACTCTTGACCTTGCTTTGGCCTGAGAGTACCGATCCCTTGATACAGTCAAGGAATACCATGTCCCCGAACAGGGTGACATTTTCTTTACCTTCGAAAGGCATGCCGGTCGGCAGCCTGAAAAGGTACTGTTCGCAAAAAGTTGCGGAATCGCAAGAGATCGAGTCGATCTTCGAGCGCTTAAGTCCTAGATCATCTAGTACTTTTTGAAAGTTCTTTGCCCAGGTAGGGCGAACTCTTAAAGCCAGCAGGTCATCTCCTACTGACTGTCCGAAGGGGCGTTTTACGACGATTTGTCGATAGATGTCCTTCGTTGGTGAATAGCCAGCATCCAGTACGGATGCTTGCTCTACTGCACTTAACATGACTAATGTCAAGTGTATAAAAGACAACGGATCGCCCATAAAGGCTCCGTGTTCAGATGTAAGGCTTACCTGCTCGGTATAGCCTTCGTGTACAAGCTGAGACAGATCGATCTCGCGCTT